GGAAGTGGTAAAGCACGAGGTATTCAATATTCAAAACTGACTGCCGTTCTTTTGGAAGCAATTAAAGAACAGCAAACACAAATTGATGAACTAAAATCTAAGGTTGATAATTATTAATCCCCTAAACCATAATCTTACTAAATAGTATAGAAACTTCAACTAAACTATACTATTACAGGGAGATAGATTGTGGCATTAACACTCCAAAAACAAGTTCTAAATTTTGTATTAGACCAAGGTTGCACCTTTTCCAAAGTTGTTACCGCTAAAGATACCGCAGGAGCAAATGTTACAATTTCTACTGGGTCCGCAGCAGGTAAAATGCGACAATCCTACCATTCATCAAATAATGTTCATGATTTCACTGCAGTAATTGAAGGATCAAATGTGACATTTTCTTTGACCTCTACACAAACAACAGCAATAGCAGATGGAAATTATGTATTTGATGTAGAATATACACAAGCAGGAGGAGATATAGAAAGAATAGTAGAAGGTCTTATAACAGTTTCACCGGAGGCGACAAAATAATGGCACAACCAACTACTAGAACTACTTTTAAGGAATATTGCAAACGAAAACTCGGATGGCCTGTAGTAGAATTAAATCTAGATGATGATCAAGTTGAAGATTGTGTAGATGATGCACTTCAATTTTTTCAAGAATATCATTTTGATGCAACAGAAAACACATTTCTAAAACATCAAATTTCTGGTTCTACTGTAACATTAGCAGGAGCTCCTACAGGAACTTTTTCAAATGGTGAATATTTTACTGGAGGAACAAGCGGAGTAAGAGCAAGAGTACATGAATATCATAGTGCAAACACTACACTTAGATTCAAGGACCCAGATGTTAAATTTGGTGGAGATGGTAATACGTATTACGGTAATACTACTACTACATTTTCAACAAGTGAAACTCTAACAGGAGAAGACTCTGGCGCTATAGCAACAACTCACGCTTCTACGGCAACTGTAATAGGAGACTTTGATAACAAATATATTGACATAGCAGAAGCTATTATTGGAGTGAGGAGAATAATACCTTTTTCAGATAATGAATCAGCTGGCTCTGGTATGTTTTCTGTTAAATATCAATTTGCTTTAAATGAAGTCCATAATTTAGGTGGAGATTTAGTATCTCATGAACTAAAACGACAGCATTTACAATTAATTGGTGAAATGTTTACAGGTTCTCCTATGTTCAGATATAATAGACATGCTGATAAATTATGGTTAGATATTACTTGGGGTGCAGATGCCGATATTGATGATTGGATAATAGTAGAATGTGACAGAATTCTTGATCCTTCTACATATGCGGATATTTGGGGTGATATATTTCTTAAACAATATGCCACGTTATTGCTAAAAAAGCAATGGGGACAAAATTTAATTAAATATGAAGGTATGCAACTTCCTGGTGGATTGACTCTTAATGGTAGACAATTATATGATGATGCAGTTACAGAAATCACAACCATAGAAGAACAAATGCAATTAAGATATGAATTGCCCGTAGATCATTTGATAGGATAACATTTAATGGCCACTAATCCTTATTTCAATCATTATGGAAAAAATACAGCAGATCAAAGATTAGCAGAAAATCTTATGATTGAGTCCATTAAGACTTATGGAATTGATATTTATTATTGCCCAAGAACCCTCGTTAAAGAGGATCTTCTATTAGGTGAAGACGCGCTCTCCGAATATAATAGTTCCCATACAATTGAGATGTATATTAAAACTATTGATGGGTTTGAAGGTGAAGGTGATTTTATTGCAAAATTTGGACTACAAATAAATGATCAAATTACTTTTACTGTAGCAAGACGCAGATGGGCAGAATTAGGATTAGTTGGTGATGGAAGAGAACTTGCCCCAAAAGAAGGAGATATAATATATTTTCCTATGACTAATGCATTATTTCAAGTTCTGTTTGTAGAAGATGAATCGGTATTTTATCAAACTGGTGGATTACAAGTTTATGATCTTGTATGTGAAATGTTTACTTATTCAGATCAAAAATTAAATACTGGTATAGAAGACATTGATAAAATTGAACGATTACAAGCATATTCTTTAGATTTTACATTGGATACTGGAAGCGGAAACTATACAGTAGAAGAGATTGTATATCAAGGAGAATCTTTAGGAGCAGCAACAGTACAAGGAGAAGTAGCGAGTTGGAGTTCTACAACTAAAATATTAAATCTTATTAATATGACAGGTAATTTTTCTGGTACTGTTAATATTATTGGTGATAGTTCAGGGGCCAGTTATTCGGTCGCATCATTTAATGCACAAGATTCAACTTCAGCATCAGCAGGTGATAATTTAGCAATAGAACAAGAAGCGGATTCTATTATTGATTTCACCGAAGGTAATCCGTTCGGGAGCCTATAATGTTAGGACAAACTTATTATCATGAAACTATCAGAAAATATGTTGCTGTATTTGGAACACTTTTTAATGATATTAATATTCAAAGAAAAAATTCAGCTGGTGTAATAACAGAACAAATTAAAGTTCCGATAGCATATGAAGCTAAAGATAAAATGTTATTGCGTGTGAGAAGAGGTTCTAAATCCGATCAAAGTCTTCAAATAAGTTTACCAAGAATGGGATTTGATTTAAACGCTATTATATATGATCCAACTAGAAAATTAAATACTTTAGGTCAAACTTATGCCGCGAATAATGCTACGAATTCTACTACATTATTAAAACAATATAATCCTGTACCTTATAATTTTGATTTTACTTTGTCTGCTATGGTAGATAATTCAGAAGATGGTGCACAAATATTTGAACAGATCGTTCCTTTCTTTACACCAGAATTCACAGTTAGTGTAAATTTGGTACCTTCTATGAACATTAAGCCAGATATTACAATAATATTGAATGATGTTTCAATTGAGGATTCATATGAGGGAGACTTAGTTGTAAGAAGAGAAATTATTTGGACTTTAAATTTTATGTTAAAAGGATATATTTATCCTGATGTTAAATCTGGATCAGTTGTTAAAACGGTTCTAGTACATCTCCGTACTCCTGCGGAAGCGGATGTTCCAGAATATATTGTCTTAGAAGATAGTACAGATTTTTCAACAAATTATATGTTGTTAGATGCAGATGCAGGATCTCCTGATGCTACAGGTATAATGAAGGTTCTTAATGAATCAAGTTCTGATGCTGCAATGGCTGGAATTAAAACAAGAATAACAACCACTCCTGGTGCCAATGATGTTGTTGCAAGTGATGATTTTGGATATTCACAAACATTTGAATATTTTGATAATCCTATAGATAATAATCCAACAACCGGCTTAGATGTTAATTTATAATGATGGGGAATAATGAAAGATATAGTGGACGGAAGAATAGATGAAATATTAGAAATTACAAGTTTAATTCCTACGCCTGAACTTAAACCAGAACCAAGTTCAAGAATTTTACCGAATACAGATGGTAAAGATGATGATATTGATTATAATTATGCCCGTGAAAATTACTACAATTTAATCGAAAGAAATCAAGACGCAGTAGAAGAGATGTTAGAGATTGCAAAACAATCTGAACATCCTCGTGCTTTTGAGGTGGTCGGACAATTAATCAAATCTGGATTAGATGCAAATAAAGAATTAATGGCACTACATAAAACAAAAAAAGAATTGACTATAGAAAAGGGACCATCACAAGTAACAAATCAAGCAGTTTTTGTTGGTTCTACCGCTGAATTACAAAAACTCTTAAAGGTAAAACGTGCCGAGTGAAAATTATTTAGGAAACCCCAACTTAAAGAATGTTGGTCAGGTTATAGAGTGGACAGAAGAATCCCTTACAGAATATATGCGTTGTAAGGAAAATCCTGAATACTTCATCCAGAATTTTGTCAAAATTATTCATGTAGATCATGGGCTTGTACCATTTGATATGTATGATTATCAAAAGGATATGATTCATAAGTTTACTGATAATCGTTTTGTGATTTGTAAAATGCCTAGACAGACGGGTAAATCAACCACTCCTTTTCCCCCCCCTTC